ACAAGCATCATAGAATAAGATAAGTCACTTTCAACCATCGGCATTTCTCCAGTAGGTGTTACTAAAAACTCTTGTTCTTCCTCATTAGCTGGATTTTTAGGATGAAATCCCATAAAAAATATATCTTTTTTGTTATACCATTCGTTGTAAGAATCTATTATTTCTTGATATTCATCAAGTGAATAATTAAAATAAGGATCACAAAATATTAATATTTCATGCACCTTAAAATCTAATTGTTTTATATGTGTATTTAATTCTGCTTTATATTGTTTGTATTTTCTTTTTACTTCAATAATAACTTTGTTATCACTCCATGTTTTTTTAGCAAAAGGACATGCTGGAAAACCACCTAAATGTTTATTAGGAATTTCTAAAAAATGTTCTGACCATTTACGAACGTCGTCTGTTATTTCTTTTTTAGAATACACCTTTAAAATCAAAGCCTCTTACGGCTGCTCCTGCTCTTCTTTCTTTTGATATAAGACCTCCACTAGCTGCAAATGTTTTTACATTTTTAGGTTTGCCGCCTGGATTACCTGCAGCTCTTTTTCTGCTGACAGCACTCGCCTTTTGCCCACTTGTCATCCGTGTGGCTTTTGCAAGGGGTACGCACTTCGGATATTTTCTCTTGCTTCCCTTGCTGCTTTTTCTGCCACAAGGTTGATATTTTCCGTCTTTCTTCGGGGCTCCAATGTCCACCCACTTCTCTTTCACCCATGCTCTTAATCCTTTCTTTCCCATTAAGTATATTTAGTTACTTTTCTTTTTTTCTCTGCAACAGCACCACATCCTCTTGCAATACCACCACCATTAAGATGAGAAACTTTTTTTCTTTTTTGTGAAAGCTTGTTAGATGCAATCGCCCCTCCATTAGCTTTTGATTTTACTTTTCCTGAACAAACTGCAGAAGCATACATGTTGGCATAAGCTGATGGATAAACGTCATATTTTCTTTTTGCGGCTGCTTTGCCTTTAGCACATAATTTACCCATGACCTTGACCTCTGTATTTGACGTGTTGACGTCGTTTGTTTTTATTCTTTGGCCTACTGCGTGAAGAATTCCCTATGCTAGTCCTTTTTTTGATTGGTGTAAAGTATTGATTGTTAGGTAATTTAGCCGCCATTACTTACGCTCTATAATCTTTTTTATTTTAAGCACACCCTCTGAGTCTGGCTCTAGTTCTGCCACTACCTGGCCACATTCATATCGAATAACATTTGATCTGTTGTCCGATAAGTTGCGCTCACTTTCTCTCTTAACTTTAAGGCAATGTGATAAACCGTCTGTCTTCATAAACCCATCCATAGACCCGTTTACTATCATCATCATTGCGAATATTGTCTCAACCACCATTTTGTCTTACCTTATCTTTTACCTGTTCAACATCTCTTTGTAGTTTTTCAACCTGTGTTTTTAAAAAGTCTATATTTATATTATTTGATTCAATAGATTGTATTTCTTTTTCCATGACCTCATTCTGCCCTGCTAGGAACTCCACCAACATGAATAATTCCTGATTTACAGGTACCTGCTCAGCTTTTTTTAACAAATCGGCTTCCATTAATTGTCTTGCAGTCTCAAGTTGGGTAAGCCTTTGTGTCAAATCACTGTAGGCGAAGATCCCAATCCCTATAGCCATGATCAGGCCAATTAGGTTTCTCATAGGCATACTGATCGCTGTGTTATCTGATATTTTCATTGTTTCATTTGGTTAAGAGGGTTTTCAAGAGTTAGCTTTATTTGCTTATCAATACTCTCTTGTAATTCTTTCATTGCTTCTTCTAATTCTTTTTCTAATTTGTTCATGTCTGCTTC